TACCTCAACGAGAAGGGCGGCTTCGCCGCGGGGCTCAAGCGGGACGAGGCGGTTCGCTCCTTCAACGAGCTCGGCATCCATCCCGAGGTGCAGCCTGCCTTCGCGCGCTGGCTGGCCGACCTGCCGGTGCGTCCGACTGCGACGGCGTTGATGCAGGACAAGTCCGGCATGGCCGGGGCTTACGGCCTGGCGGTGCGGCGGGTCACCGACCGGGCGCATCAGGATCCATACAAGGTCGATCGCGCGGCGATGTCGATGCATCCGGCGTTCAAGCTGCCGTTCCAGATGATGAGCTTCAACTACAGCTTCCAGCGCAATGTCATCAACCCGGCGTTTCATCGCATCGGCCACGCTTACGACTGGACCAAGGAAGCGGCGCAGGAGAAAGGCTACGGCGCGGTGGGGTCACGCGCGCTGGCGCTCAGCATGGCGAGCGGCACCGCGGTCAAGACGTTCTCCATCGCGAGCACGCTCGTCGGGGCCAGCCTGATGACGACGATGGTACGGCAGTACCTCTTTAGCCCGGACCAGTGGGAGCAGCATAAGAAGGACGGCGACCTGTTCGAGTGGCTGCGCGATCTGGCGATGCAGCGCTCCGGCATCAACGGGGTGCTCGATCCGGCGGTCCAGGTGCTGACCAACCTGCGCTACCTGAGCGATCTGCAGTCTCTGTACGGGGGAGGGGGGCCGACCTGGATCCTCAAGAACGCACAAGACATGCTCGCGCCGCTCACCAGCGAGCCGGACGACAAGACCAACACCAAGATGTGGCGCTCCGTCCACGGCGCCCTGAACCTGATCGGCCTGCCTCTGCTGGCGGCGGGGCTTAATACGCTTGGCGCGTTCGGCGGCCCCGCTGGCCGGGTCGCGGCAGGGGCCACGCTGCAGGCGACCACGTCCTCCTACGCCATCAACAAGGCGACCAATATGATTATGGGGCCCAAAGGGGCGAAGAAGCCCACCGGCGACGACGAGCTGGACGATAGCGCCGACAGCGAACTCGACGACCAGGCCCTCGACGACGGGGATACCGCCGGCAGCACCAAGAAGAGCAGCGGCGGCATCGGCGGCCCGATCGGTCTGCTCGACGATGTCGCGATGCCGCTGATCCGCATACTGGCCCCGGCAGTCAACATAATCCCCGGGCCGGTGAAAGCCGGCCTCGCGGGGCTCGGCGCGGCTTATGCCGCCGCCAAAGTCTGGGAGGCAGGCGCGCCTTTCCGAGGCCGGCCGGCACCAGCGAAGCATCCGTAAAGGCTTCTTCATCGACGTCTTCCACTGCGAGGAAGAGCTAGGCGAAGTGTTTCCACGGCGGAAGCATCGGCTGCTCTGACCGCACCCCTATGGCTAACGTTCCCACCCCCATAAATAGTAGTTTCTTGCCTAGCACCTGTGCAGCGAAAATGCGCGATTTTGGTGTTGATCTGTCAGGAAAAAACTCAATGAAATCAATAGTCTGTAACGTGCCACACAACAACGTTCAGTTGGTTTGCAAATTGCAAACACCAGCAAAACAAAAGCCTGAAAAGACCAATGATTTCAATGCACAAATGTGCATTTTGTCATCTGGATTATCCGCTTGAAGGTTACAGTAGTTAGCGAACCAACACGAACGAAATCAATGGCTTAGGAGATTTTGTGGTGTACCTTTGTAGGGTATGATGAGCAAAGAAGGTGACCATTTGACAATGCATCGTTGAATGGTGTCAAAGAAACCCGCAGTTTTATTGGGGTTTGCAAAGAGTATATAACGCGAAAGCTTGGTTGGACGAGACCCGACAAATACTCAACCTTTCGTATAGCGCCGCACAATGAAACCGGCGGCGTCTACCGGCAACCCGGGCGCCCAGGACGGGGTCTGCCGCATCACCTGCAGCATGCGCGCGCAAGTGCTCTCGGCATCGGGCTCGGGCACCTCGGCGACGAGCTCGTCGTGGATGGTGGCGATCAGCGGCACGCCATCCAGCGCGAGCATGGCGTCGGCCATGATGTCGCGCGCCACGGCCTGCGTGATGTTCTCCGCGGTCTTGCCCGGCCACGCGCGCAGCTTCGTCCAAGCGCCGCCGAGCGAGCCGTAGTAGCAGAACTCGTCGTAGCCCTTTTCGTTCTGCTCGATGCGCGGGTGACGGTAGACAAGATGCCGCCCGCTCGGGAGGCGCGCGAGCAGCATGTCCGGGCGGTGGATGAAGGTGACGAAGCCGACCTGCTCCTCGGCGCCGATGCCGCGGCGCACGACACGCAGCAGCGCTTTGTGCGTCGTCCACCACAGCGACACGATATGCTTGTTGACCTCGCGCCAGGCGCTGACGGCGAGCATCGCTTCGGCGGGCGTCATGACGACGCCGAAGCCGAGCGCCGTACTGCGGAAGCGTTCAGATCCCATGGCGAAGCCGAGGGCCAGAACGCACAGCTTGCCGAGCATGCGGCTGTCGGAGCCGAGGCGCCGCGCCGTCGCGACATAGATGTCCTCGCCGCGGGCGAAGGTGTCGAGCACGTCCTGCTGGCGGGCGAGCCAGGCGAGTGTCCGCGCCTCGATCTGACTGAAGTCGGCGATCACCAGCCGCTTGCCCACACCCGCGACGATGGTCGAGCGCAGGCAGCTCGCGATGACGCCGAGCGCCGAGTCCTCGAACAGGAGCTCGAGATCCTCGGGCCCCGCGCCGGCGTGGATCGCGTCGATCGCCGCCGCCACGTCCTTGATCGATCCGCGGAAGAGGTTCTGAGGCTGCAAACGTCTGCCGGCCCAGCGCCCCGTCCTCGATGCGCCATAGTACTGGAACGTGCCGCGCACCCGGCCGTCGGAGGAGCGCGCCGAGGCGATCGCGGCCAGCTTGGCGGTCGAGGAGCGCGACGCATCGAGACGCGCCTGCAGCGCCGTCCGCGGGGCTCCGGTGAGGGTTTGACTGTTAAGCATCGTGCTGACGGTGGCGCGGCGCAAATCCTGCACCTCGACGCCCTGCGCGGCCAGCCACTGGCGCAGCTGCGCGACCTGATTCAGAGACCGCACCTGGCCCCCGGTCAGATCGTCGATCCGCGCTGCGAGATGCTGCTGCGCGTCGCGCGTCACCGCAGCGAGCTCGCCGACCAGCTCGTGGTCGATTCCTATACCGCGCTGGTTGATCGCGTAGTCGAGCTCGAACACGGCGCGCTCGCGCGGGCTGAGCTCGGGCAGGCGGCGATCGAGGGCGCGCTCGGCGAGAACGTCCTGAGCGCAATAAGCGCAGAGGCGGGCGAAGCGCTCGGGATCGGTCTCATGCCACCAGGTGAGGGGAGAGAGGCTGCGCGGCCGGGCGAAGCGCAACATCAGATCGCGAGCGCTCGAGTCTTTCTGCTCGGCGAGGCCCAACGCACGGCCGGCCGGCTCGAGCGACGCCGGTAGCCCGGCGACGAGCGCCCGCGCCATCGTGCAAGACCACTGGCTGAGCGGGATCGGCGGCCAGCCTTGCGGCACGAGTTTGGCGCGGTAAAGGTTGTGCTCAAAGAGATAGTTGTGCGCGATCACGGTCGCGCCGGCCGCAACGGCCTCAACGAACTGGGGTGGCGGAAGGCCCGAGATCCACGAGTTTACAGGCTCGTCATCGACGGCAAAACACAGGACAGTGATCCTGGTGCTGGGATGCTCGGCATAGGCGTGGCTGCCGGTCTGGCGCAGATCGGCGAGCGAGGCAGTCTCAAGGTCAAGAATCAGTCGCAGCACACACTCACGCCGCAGCGATGTTGAGCCGCTTTCTAACGTAATCAGCCTGTGGCTTGCGGAACGTCATTCCCGGAACGACAACGCCTGCCTCGACCCTGGCGTTATAACGAGCACGTCGCTCTTTGTGCTGCTCCTTGGTGTAGCGCACCTGGGCGCAAATCCCGAGATGGCGAACCGGGCCCATTGGACACTTGACGGGCATCCGAAAGTTCTTTCGCTGGTGATCGTAGCCGTCAATGGTTTGCGCGTATTTCAACGTCAGGGGCGCTTCAAACTGATGCCATTTCCCCTCGATGTATTCAGACCAGCGAAGGAAGCCTTTGTAGGTTGCAACGAACCGGAGGTTCCGGCCTAGGAGCAACCCAAACTCGCGCACTAGATTGGAGTTAAGGCAGTGGGACTTGTTGCCGCGCTGGCACGTTTCATACGCCCGCTCATACGCCTCTCGCAGCAGGTCTTGTTTTCGCCCCCACGGGACGCGGACGCGCATCTGCTTGGCTTCCGCTTCCTGCATCATGATCACTGACATAGGCTTCATCGGGGAGATCCTTTGCGGTTGCTTCAAAGATGATTTGCTTAGCCGTGTGCCGTCCCGCTGCGTCCCAGCCATAAAATTGCTGATACCATTTGTGCAGCTCGCGATGGGTAGGGTGGTGTGGCTCCCAGCCGGGCTTGCGGCGGCGGCGCTGGATTGGAATGACGTTGGTTTCTTCGTCGCTGGCGTCACCGGGCTCGAGTGACCCAAGTTTTTCAAAACTTGGGTCACGGCGTGCTGTGTCGTCGGCACGGGCTTTTGCGTGTCCTTCAGGATCGAGGACGCGCGAGATTGTCTGTTGCGGGATGCCAGTGACCAAAGCAGCTTTGCGTTGAGAGCCCGTGATCCGCACTATCCCGCGCAGGAACGCCGCCTCTTGCCGTCGTCGTCGATCGCGCTCGGCCAGCCAGTCCGAGGCTTTGCTGTCAGCCGCCGCGATCTTGGTGCGAACGGCGTCGAGTGCTCGTAGCAGCGTTGCTTGCAGCATCTAACGGCTCCATCATCGCTAGTGTTTTCCGCGCTATCGGCCAGCCATGGTCGTGGACTTCACTGATCAGCATGATCAGGTCGAAGTCATCGAGGCTCCGGATTTTCTCGATCTCGGCCGGGGTGATCTTCTGGTTCGGCGCCAGCATCAGAACGGCAGCTCGTCGTCGACCAAAGTCGAAGCCGCCATCGTGTCGACATAATCCGGAAACTCCTCTTTCGCCGGGCGCCGGCCATCGAGCCGCGGCTGACCTTCGCTGCGGCAGATCTGCACATGTGCCAACGCAAAGCTGACGCCGCGATTGGCAGATTTGTGATAGGCAAAGGGCGAGACCTTGAGGCGCGCGAGCTGCCCCGGCCATACATCTTCCGGCGTGTCGATGTCCTTGCGCAGCGCGGTGATGATGCCGGGCTTGGTCTTCGTCCAGGCCGTGATGTATGTGCCGCCGGGGATGTCGTAGCCGTTGTAGGGTTTTTCCTCGCAGCGGTGGAACGGCGAGTGCATGCCCTTCATGAAATCGACGTCCTTCGATTTACCGGGGCCGAACTTGGCGTCGATCGCTTCATGCACCGCGACGCGCAGCGCCTTGTACTCCGGCTCCTCTTGCGCGGCGCGATCGAAGAGCAGCGAACAGGAGAAGACCGGCTCGCCGCCGGGAGCGCGCGGGCGCGGCGAGAACAGAACTGGGAACGATAGGACGCCAATGGGAGTGCGGATGTTCATGGAATCGATTCTCCTTACTTGAGACGATCGGCGATCTCGCCGGCGATGCCGGCATAGCCGGCGGCGTCGATGAAATCGTCGGGGTTGAGCGCGCCGGTATAACGGCGCGCGATTTTCAACGCCTCGAGCATGCAAGCCACGTCGAGCGCGTTGAGATGGGGGGTTTCCTGGGCGCGGTATTTGATGGTGAGGATGGCGTTCCAGAGGTCGGCGATGGCGCGCATGTTCTGCATGATGTCGCCATGCGTGTGGGCGCGGTCGCCGCTGACGAGATCCGCAGCCGTGCGGCAGATCGAGGCGGCGCTCATCTCACAGCCCCAATGCCCGCAAACGCGCGGATAAACTCGGCGGCGACCTGCGGGACGATGGCATTGCCGTAACCGCGCAGTCGTCCCATGCGGGCGGGAACCCCATGAGCCAGCGGGAATGTGCCGGGTTCAATGCGCCGCGCTTTTCCGTCGGTGCAGGGGAGCCAGTCGGCATCGGACCAGAAGTTAAGACTTCCAACTCCAGCCGAGACCTCGTGCCGCTTGGGGGCATTACAGTCGTCTCGCTCAATGTCCCATCCGACAGTCTTGGAGTGCCCCAACCTGCTAGGGAGACTTGGCGCCCCAAGAGGCCGTTGATCGGCGTGTTCTCCAATGTGCTCGCCCCGTCCTTGTGATCCCGGCTCGTCGGTGTTGCCCAGCCCGCCATGCGTGCGGCATCCGTCAGCGTCGTGCCGTTGTGGTGCGTCTCCGTCTTCGGGTAGCCCCGAACACCAGAGCTCGCGCTGTCCTGCTTGGTCGGTGTCGGCCAGCCCGCCAGCGCCGCCGCTCCCGGCAGCCGGTCGCTCCCCTGCGCGGGGCCGCCGTTCGGGCCGTCCTGCCCGCACGGCGTCGGCCAGCCCGCCAGCTGCGCGAAGTCCGTCAATCGCTGTGCGTGTTCTCCCGATAGCGCCCGGCTCGCTTGACCCCCGCGATCCCCATCGCCCTTCTGCGGCGTCGGCCACCCAATAAAGTCTTTGTCTGATGTGCGGCGCGCCGACGCCCGCAGCGCACAGATCGGCGGCCCCGACGCCATAGGCCAGTGCTTCCAGATCGTCGCGTACTCCGGCGAGCCAAAGGCGGCCATCCCTGCTCGCAACCTGCTCTCCAAAGACGACTGCAGGGCCGTACTCCGCGATGAGGCGGCAGAACTCGGGCCACAGATGCCGCTCGTCGGTGATGCTTCTGCGCTGTCCCGCGCCGCTGAAGGGCTGGCAGGGGCAGGAGCCGGTCCAGACAGGCCGGTCATCGGGCCATCCGGCGAGACGAAGGGCACGGCTCCATCCGCCGATGCCGGCGAAGAAATGCGCTTGGGTATAGCTGTCCAGGTCATCGGCCCTAACGTCCTTTATGTTTCTCTCATCGACCGTGCCGTCGGCGATATGCCCGGCAGCGATCAGCTTGCGCAGCCACTCGGCGGCGAAAGGGTCGTTCTCGTTGTAATACGCGGCGGCGCTCACTCGGGGCGCCGCTGCATGGCGGCCTGGCGCAGGCCTTGGGCGCAAGTGTCGGCCGCGAGGTAGTAAGATGAGATCCGGGTGAGTGGCCGCTCCTTCAGGCGCTCGGCCATCGCCGCGCAATAGTCGGCGGCCCACTCGAGGGTGCGCGGATCGAGCCAGTCCGGGGGCGGGTTCATCGCGCAAGCTCCGGCATGAAATCGAGCATGTTCTTGACGGCGAGAACCGCGGTGCAGATCTCGTCAGCGATCCCGTGAGCGAGAGCCTCGATCGGCATATCGAGCTCCGCGAGCTCGATCTCGTTGAGATCGAGTTCTTTCTCGAGCTCGTCGGCCTGCTGCGCCGTCGCCTCGAGCAACATGAGAAGCATCTGCAGCCGGAACCGCACTGGATCATTCATCGCCGAGCTCCGCGAGATCGCTGCGCTCGAGCTTGACGCCGGACGAGACGCTCTCGACGAGGGTGTCGGCGATCGCGGCCCAGAGGTGGTGGCACTGCACGCGCTTCAGCGCCTTCTCCATCTGCGCGGGAGAGCGCAGCGTCTGCTCCCAGAGCACCTCATCGGCGATACCGGAGTCGGTCAGGACGCGCGCCGTCGCGCTCTCGCTGCCGGCCCATTTGCGCGTCGGGCGCGTCGGCGCCAGCTGCCAGCCGGGGATCCTCACCTGCTGCTTCAGCGTCTCAAGCGCATACTCGCGCACCCGCTCACTCCACAGCATCGCGCGCTCGGCGACATCGAGCGCTTCGGCCAGCGCAGCCGGATCGCGCAAGATATCCGCGGCCATCACATCCGGATCGGGCATCGCCACGTCGTCGAACTCTTGCTTGGCCATGGCTTGAGCGTCCTTTGCTAAGCGGGGGCAGATCTGCACCGCGGGACAGAAACGGCACCACGAGCCGGGATTGAGCGGCGCATCGGGTTGCGCGCAAGCCTCGACGCCGGGCTTCAAGACCTCTTCGATCCACATCTCGAGATCGAGCAGGGTGATGGTCCAGCTGCGACGCTCGAGCGGCGCCACATGCGGCTGGATAATGGTCAGCCGGATCTCGGCGATCTTGTCGCGCAGCTCTTTGGGCAGCCCGGCGACGACGCCGGCGGCGTAATAGAGCAGCTGCGGGTTGTTCTTCGGCGATACCGGGATGCCCGCGCCGTTCTTGTAGTCGATGATCTCGAGGATCCCGTGCTCGAGCTCGTAGATCGCAGCGTCAACGCTGCCGAACAGCGGCACTGGGGGCGGCTCGGCGAAGTAGCTGTCAAGCGAGACGCGGAGCTCGAACTTCGCCGCGCAACCGGGGCGCAAGACATCATGAACGTAAAGCAGCATCACGTTGACGCCGGCGATGAAGTCCTGGTCGATCTCGATCCGATGCCCCTCGATCTCCCAGACACGGCCAAGCTCCTCTTGCGAGAGCGGCATCTCGCCGGGGAGCATGCCGTGCCTGAGCGCCTCGTCGACGGCGTCCTCGATGTATTTATGCGCCAGCGTCCCGGTCGCGGCGTAGATCGAAGACGGGCGCGGCGGCGCGATCCGGCTCAAGCGGAAAGAGCCAGCACATCTGAGCCAGCGATACGAACCGGACCCACCGAGGAGCGAGTGCTCCGTCATGTCCGGCACACGCGGCACTGCAACGCACGCAGTGGATCGTCCTTTCGAGGGGTTGGCTGCCGCCCAGTCGCGAACTCCTCGCCGAGCTCGGTCAAGCCGGCTGGCCAGGTATCGCGGCCGGGGCTGCGCCACGTCGCGCCGAAGACCGCCTCCTGGGTCGCTGCGTCGTCAAAGATCTCACGGTGATCAAGCCACAGCTGATACCACTCGGTCAGACGCTGGAAGAAACAGCGGGCGCAGTCAGTGCGCAGCGGGATCTCGACGTTGCGCTCGCGCAGATAGCCGAGCACCTCGGAGAGGCCCCACTGCCACTCTCGCAACGGGAACGCCGATCGGACGCCGGGGACGCGAGCGTAGTCGCCGCCCTCACGGTCAGGCTCGTCAGCCCGCAAGCCGACATAGGACACGATCTCGGCGTGCAGCGCGCTCTGCTGCATGAGCCAGGCGGCATAGGGCTCGATCTTCAGCATCCGCGTGCAGAACCGCATGCGCCAGTTGGGTATCGAGTTCTCTTCCAGAACGAGACCGCGCAGGCCGCCTTTGCGCATGATCGGCACCAGCTGCTTGCCGAGATGCTCACTCAGCTTGCGCCAGTGGGCGAACATCTCCGGCAGTTCGTCGCCGGTCGGCGTGCAGACATAGGTGTAATCGACAGCGGGATTAAGCTCGTGCAGGCGCAGCGCCATCGCAGTACTGTCTTTGCCGCCGGACAGCGCGACCACATCGAGGGTCATGCGGTGTTCTCCGACGTGCGCGACCGAGGACGCTCGACCGGCTCCGGCAGGCGCGGCAGCACACGCCACTCGTTGGCAACATGATCCTGCAGCAGCTGCCACACCGTGCCGTCACTGGCGAGCGCGTATACCGTGTCCGCCGCAACCGCGATCTGCACGATCTTGCGGTAGTTCATTTCCGCACCCCGGTCTCCTGAGCGAGCTTCATCACGCGCGCGTAGAAGACGTGGCCCTGCTCAATCCCGATGTCGTAGAACTTCGCGACCTCCCACTCTTTCTGGAGCTGCTTGACCTCCTTGACGTGGCCCGCGGTGTAGACCGCGCGCACCAGCGCCAGTCCCGCCTCGCGCGCCTCGCCGGGCGACATCGCTGCATCGATGAGGCCGATATCGTCCTCGGCCGCGGCGGCTGGCGGCGCGTTCAGCTCCACCGACTTATCGGGCAGGGCGACCGTGACCGGCGCGATGACGGTCGGTGCTTGCGTTGCCTTGGCGACCTTGGCGGCACGGGCCTTCGCCATCGCGTCCTGCTGCTGCGCCAGCTTCTTCGTATCGACGGGCTCGGGCAGGACCGCCGCGGCTGTGCTCATCACGACGGTGGCTTCAGCGCGCCCCTCGTTCAGCAGCCGGTACACTTTCGCGCCCGTCTCCTCGTCCGTCTCGAACACCAGATGGATCTGCATCGTCGTCTCCTTGCAGCTCAGCGATCTCGGCGGCCTTCCGCCGAAAGGTTTGCATAATCCGCTCGTCGAGCGTGCCGCGCAGATAGAGGAAGCTCGCGAGCACGCTGTCGCGCTGTCCCAAGCGGTGCGCGCGGCAAATGGCTTGATAGTTCTCGCCGGGCACCCAGCTGGGCTCGACGATCGCGACCTCGTTCGCCGCGGTCAGGGTGATCGCGGTGCCGGCGGCGAGGATCTGGCCGATGAAGACGCGGGTCGTGGCGCTGTTCTGGAAACGCTCGATCGCCAGGGAGCGCAGCCGCGGGCTGGTATCGCCGGTGACGACCACCGGGTCGTAAGGGAGAAGGCCGCGGCGCAAATGCTCGATCACACTGTGATGCCAAGCGAACACCAGAACCTTCGGCGTAGCGCTCAAGCGCTCCTCGAGCCACAGCAAGGCCGGCGCGACCTTCAACTCGCCGAGCTCGCGGCGCAAGGTCGCGACCGCGCCATCGGGCGTAGTGAGCGCCTGCAGCAGATGCTCGTCGGCGGTCTGGGTCAGCATCACGGCGCGGTTCTGCACGCCGGGCGAGAGGTGCTGCAGCCAGCCGGCTTCGGCAACGAGAGGGATGTCCTGCAGCTGCAGGGGTGGGAGCTCGGTGAGCACATCGGACTTACGGCGACGCAGGATGTACGGGGCGAGGGCAGTGCGCAGCTCGGGCTGGTTCTTACTGCCGGTTATCTGGCGGCCGTAGACGGTGTCGCGGTAGCGGGTGAAGCGATCCTCGAACCGATGCTGGCCCAGCGGTGGCCCCAGCGCGGTCGGCCAGAAGGTGCGATAGTGCTGCCAGATCTCGCCGGCGTGATTGGGGGTTGGCGTGCCGGTCAGCAGGATGACCTTGTTGGCCCTGGCCTGCAGACCGTTATCACTGCCGCTAAGACCGTATAGGCTCTGGGTGCGGTTGGAGGCGTTCTTCAAGTAATGCGCCTCGTCGAGGATCAGCAGACCCCAGGTGAAGCGGTTCAGCGCCGCGGCGACATGCGACCTGCGGTCGCTGAACTCGTCGTAGCCGACGATCACGATGAGCGGGCCTTCGGCCTCGAGGCGGTGCTTGACCGCCGGGAGGTCGTGGGGCGGCTCGAGGAGAAGGACACGGCGGGTCCAGTGCGGGAACCAGCGCGCGATCTCGCCCTCCCAGACGCGCCGGGCACCGGCCGGAGAGACGATGATGATCCGCTGGGCGTTGAGCTTGCGCGATGCCTCGAGCGCCTGCAGGGTCTTGCCGAGGCCGGCCTCGTCGAGGAGCATCACCGCGCGCGTGAGGGCCAGGTGGCTTACTAGCCACTCGACACCGTCCAGTTGATAATCGCGCAGAGCTGCGGGCATAGAGCTCCAGCACCACAAGATGTGGTATAATTGGGAGAAAGCTGACGGAGGTTCTTTTCGGCAGGTCTATTTAATGACTAAACACAGGTCGAGTCAACGCTCAACACCAAAACACAGGTAAAGATTTTAGTGTGAGCCCTGATGAGCGCCGAAAAGCGCCAGCAAGGCAGCCTCGGCGCGGCCGTCATCCTTCACTCTGATGAAGCTCGCCGCGTTGGCGGGGAAGAGACGCGAGGCGATAAGTCGGGCCTCCGACTTGTCGGGCCCGAGGCGGAAGCTGCGCTTCCACTCTTGCGGCGTGACGAGGCTGGTCGGGATCGCGAGAGCGGCAAGGACGCCGCGCACCAGACCATAGGCCAGGCCGAAGGAAAACGACGAGGTCACGCCCTGCTTGGGGAGGGCGTGGACACGTTCGATCCACGCTGTATCCGGCTGATAATGCTTGATTATGTCAGCGAGCCAGACCTCCGAGACCTGGCGCCGCTTGATCTTGCCGACCTTGATCAGCGCCTGCGGCATGTCGGCGAGAGTGAGCGCCTCGAGGTCGATGTCGTAAAGCGCCAGCGCCCCTGTCGCGCCGGGGTCAATGCCGAGGACTGTCGGCATTAGGCGGAGTGCCGGGCGAGGGCGGCGCGAACTCGTCCTGGTCGATAAAGAACTCGCGGCAGTGGTGACCGCTGCGCTCGATCGAGTAGAGCACGGCCGCGACCCAGCGCGCAGGGATCTGACCGCGCTGGAGCCACATCTGCGCCCGGTTATACGATAAACCGTGTTGTGGCTGATAGCGATCGAGCAGGTTCAACACGCCTCTGACGCCGTTAAAGGTCCGAAAGACGTGGGGGACGTCGAGGGTCACCATCGGGAAAAACTCCGGGCTACAGGGAAAGTGTAAGCCTAATTTAGGCCGCGACTCGAGAAATGTAAGGTTCTAACCGTATTTTTAGGCACAACCTCACCCGTATCCGTTTTGGCAACAGGTTGTGGATAAGAGCGCAAAGAGCGCACAAAATGCGCTTGATCTAGTTTGTGTCCGGTAGAAAACAAACGCCTTATCGCCACATATTGTAGTGGATTTGTTGCAGTTCTGTACACAAAATATTGCGGCTCGAACACATCTTGTTGTGTTGTTGCGGCACAAAGAGTATATGAGATCAGCCTGCGAACTTATGGACAATTATGTGGATAACCACACATCCCAAAGGACCTTTACCATGATCCCATCGAAAAAGACCCCTATGGACTCCGATAACACAATTAAGCAAGATGCCTTGACTCCACAGAACGTGGAGGAGGAGGCGCAACATGTTCCGCCGAAAAAAGCGACTGCCGCGCGGCCTGAGCTTCAGTCCTTCGTCGATGCCCTGAGCGCCGCCATGGCGAAGCACAATCTCACGGCGTCAGACCTCGCCCGGGCTGTGTGGGGCACCACCAAGGACACGCGCGGCTACGAGGTCGCCAAAGGGCGCGACCGCATCGGATACTTCCTCCGCGACGTTCATTTCCCCGATCAGAAGAACTTGCAGAAGCTCGCTCGGGCAGTCGGCCTCACGGTCGAGGAGCTGGCCCGTGGAACCTCATACGCGGCGCCTTGGGTTGCTCTTGCAGCTGCCCGGTCGGGG